CGCTATGGACAACAGACAGTATTTTTTCAACCGCCGTGCCATTTGGGGGGTCTATATCAAAGTCATAAATGCCAGCAGCCGTATAAAAAGTGTCTAACTCTTTTTGGTACACTTCTGAGCGTTCGCACAGCTCTATAACCGCCGACCTAATGTTAGATATGATTAAAGTATCTGTACAACCCGGCACCATTGGAATAATGTTCGGGAGTAGATCCTCATAACTAGTCGCCATATTAAACGCCCGCTAGACTTGACGCTCTCGTCGCTGCTTTTTGATTCGGTGAGACAACGTCATCGGTGTTTGATTTGCCTTGGACGGAACCTGTAAATAATTGGAAATGTGTAGCTGCACGTTGCGCGTTTGCAGCAAAATCTGCATCTTTCATATAAGCCATGTATAAGACGTAATTCATGATCGCATTCGCGTAGATATCAGGGACTGTTAAAACGACTATCCCGACAACTTGCCAATGAATAGCACCGTCAGTGGTGCCAGGTTCATCGCCTGTTGATGCAGTTGAGGCAATTAACTTATATTTTACGCCTTTGTGTTGGACGTATTCTGGGTTGGCTGCGTCGTATGTTCTAGTGCCCTGTGCCCAATCGGGCGCTGTGCCAGGAATTACTGTTGCAGGGTTTGCTGAATAAACAATTTCTAAGTAGGCATTACCTTCAACTCCAGGAAAGACATAATAATTACGCGGATTCTCTTCGTCGTAGATATAATGAATTACTGTATTTGAATGTGCCGCATCACCTGTTGAAGTTTCGTCATGCCAGTTGGGCGTTTGTGAATCGAGAACTTCACGCTGTACGATACGAACGGCTCTTTTTCCTGTTGCGGAAGCCGTTGCATCAGACATGTTACGTATAACTCTAAGTAAGCGGTTACCGTTAGTCGGAATGTCTTGCTTTGTACCTTCAACTAATGTCACGACTTCGTTACGAGCAGATGCGTCAGGCTTCATCAACGCAATTTCTCTTTGCGCGTCATTAATCCAGAGGACTAATTCCTCAACCACTGGCCATCGTACGCCAGTTGTGTCTTGTAATATTGTTTGTACGCGATCTACTACGCTGTCTACTGATACAGTCATGTTCTATCTCTATGAATTAAGTACTGATTCCCAAGCCTCTGAAATCTCATCGGCGGTGTATGCCTTGCCCATTTTTGATTTAACAACTGAATTTTTGGGGTAGCCATCAGCTTTAAAATCTTTTGGGTTGCCCTCATCCATCAATTTCTCGAGAACCGTTACAAGTGAGTCTTGTTTTGGTTCAATAACCACTTTTTCAACTACAGTCGTTATATGTGTGGCCCCAAGCTCTATTGCACGAAGACCCATCTGCTGGCCTAATTCAGCTTCAACGCCTGCTTTTAGCCAGATATTTGCGCCCCATGCTGTAGATACAAATAGATCCTTATCACTGACTACTTTCATTACTAATATCCTGTTCTGATTTGACGGCGTGAACGTGGGTTTTTGTTCTTAACTTTTTTAGCTTGTCTTTCTGCTTTCGCCCGTGCATCAGATTTAGCTAGTCTACGCTGGGCTTGAGTCATTTGTGTAGACCTAGGTTGTTTTCTAATAGCCGCAAGGTCCTCTTTAGAAACACCTTTACCATCGCTGGTTTTTAACTTGGGAGTTACCTGCTTAATAAAATTCGGTTTTGCCTTTGGTTTTGGGCTTACCTTCTTAAGATTTTTGTTTTTTGTGAGGTCAGAACTTGTAATCATATTGTTTGATTTAAGACCTGACTTAACTTTAGCTTTAGCTTTAGCTGGGGCTTTATCAGCACCTTTAGAAGCATATTTTTTGCCATTCCAAGTAAATGTTTTACCTGTGGATGCTGCGTATGCAGAGCGGAAAGATTTAGCTTTTTTAGTATCTTTTCCGTAGACTTTATAATCACCGCCTTTAGTTTTCACTTTAGTACGCGCCATACCTGTAGCGTCTTTAACTTTATTCTTAGCTGTTACAACAGATTTTTTAAGCGCTTTTCCAGTATCTTTAAGTTGTTGACCAACAGACTTGCCAGCAGTCTCTACTTTTCTTTTTGCGATACGTTTTCTATAAGCTGCTACTGATTCTGATTTGCGGCGGGGCATAGCTATACCTTTGAAGTTATTGGGTAAGGAAAAACCCCCTCGTGTGAGGGGGTTTTAAGGCTTTCTAGAACGCTGTGTCTAATGTGATAACACCAAAGTCCTGTACGTCGGCTGTAGCGCCTGGAGCGGCGATGTTGAACTTAGGCTTTTTCAAACCAAAGATCTTACCGACACTGATACCTGATTGGTTGCCGTAATCGAAAGTATCTTCGGTCATTTCGGCGTTACCAATGTCAGCCATAGCAAGGGCTTGTGCGCCGCAGAACAATGCACGAGCACCGTTAACGGCACCAGTTGCGCCCCACTTAGCACCTGGATCGCCTGCACTTAAGCCGCCTGCGTAGCCGCCCACAGTGATGTCATCAGCACCAGCAGTGTTAAATACATGGCGGAACTCGTGAATCATCACGCCATCTACCATTAGGCTAGAGGTACCTGAGAACAGGCTGTTTGATGCACCGCGAACGCCAGCGTTACGTACGTTAGCTAAGAAATCGCTATCCAATTTCAAGCTCGCCATTTGCTGTGGAGTTACGAACATGTGGAACACTTCTTGGTTACCAGCGCCCCGGATACCACGAATATAGTTATCTTTAGCATAAGCTTTTAAGTTAACAATCGAAGCGTAAGACAGCTTGTCGAATGAAGTGAAATCATTTTGGTTTGAGCCACTTGCTGACATAACTGAGTCATTATTAGCATCACCGCTGTTCAAACATAATGAACGTGCTGATGTAGCTGCATCGCCTGCACCTGGAGCAAACTCAAGGCCAGACAAAACGTCGCCAGTTACCGCAGTAGCAGCTCGTAGAGCACCGTTGTTTTTCAAGTTGTACTGAAGGCCAGAAAGCGTCAAAAATGCTAATTGGTCAATTCGATCCGCCATTGCATATGCAAGAGTGTCACGAGACTGTTCGCGAAAATTAACGATAGTTTTCTGATCAGTCATTCGACCTTGGATACGGTTAGCGAAGCGTAACTGGTCCATTTCGATGCTGATATCGAAGGCGCGTAGTGCTTCTTCGTTACCTTCCAACGTGTTATCACCAGTGATACCGTCGCCTGCCATGTCAGCAAGTAACGTGATGTTGGCTTTTGAGCCTTTAGCCGATTTAGTGAGTTCAGTCACTCGCTGTACCATAGCGTTAGAGCCAGTACCTGCGAATTGATTGATAAATGAATTGTTTCGTGCAGTTTTCCAGAAACTACGTGACCAAGCCTGAAGCTGATCACCTGTTAGCATACCAAAATTAGTGTTAGCCATGATTTTTTTCCAATAGTTAGACAAATAAAGTACGTGGCAAAACGCCACAATTATTAGCCGACTTATGGAGCGGCTAATCCGTTACTTCTATCGTGAAGTGCAACGAACTAGCGCTGATTTACGAGAAGCGATCTCGACAAGTTTTACGCCTCGTGTAGGCGAATACGTTTTTTACGTCTACGGGACGACCACATATCGTAATGGCGCACGAAATTTTCTTAATATTAGCACTACTAATATTAGTGTGCAAGGAAATAGTTAATAATTCAGCGATATCGTTTAGTTTTTGCGGCAACTTTCTTCGGCTGTTTACTAAACTGCTTTCCTGCTTTTGTGTCTTTAACTTTCTTTCTGTTAGTAGCCCGTTTTTCGGCCGGAGACAGTGCCTCCCGAGCTTTTTTGGGTAAATACCGGGACTTTTTCTTTCTACCGGCGTAGCCCCACTCTTCTTTTGTCCATTTTTTTAGCTTATTACCTGGCTTTTTCTTACCAGAGTAAGTGCCGCCCATTTCTTTGTAGTATTTAACCGCTAGCTGCATTGCTCGAGCTGAATGCTTACCACCCATCTTTGCTTTAGCTTTGGCTTTTGCTCTGGCCCATTTAGCAGGATCGCGTTTTGTTGCTGTCCCACTAGTTTTCTTTTTTGGTTCAGCCATTACGACCCCTTCTTCCATTTCTTAGAAGGAGATTTAGTTTTACTTGGCGACCATTTGACTTTGTCAGCCCAATAAGCCGCTGAGAGTTTGCCTTTTGATATATTCTTGGCATGACGAGACTTAAAGGCTTTACGCTGCCCAACTGTTTGGTTGGTTTTCACGCCTTGCTGCCCAAATCGAATTGTTTTCACCGTATCACCTTGTTTAGCTACGACAATATGTGACTTCTTTGGGTGGCTTGGTGTTCGCTTCGGTTTGTTATAACCGCTGACCCCCGCCCGTGAAAGGCGAGAGTCTTTTTTGGTTGGTTTCTTGGCTGCCATATTAGGCCTCTAGATAATGTCGCCTCGTAGGCGTTTTAAGGTTGCTTCCGGCAATGCATCGAACTCCTCTTCTGTCATCTCCATAACATTAATTGCTTTTTCTCCGTGGTTTGCTGCGCTTTCCCCCGGCAATTCGGGCGGTTGTGCTTGAGCAGCTTTTAGCTTTTTACTAACTTCTTTACGTTTTTTAGCAACCTCATCTACAGGCTGTCCTATAGAAGGTTTTGCTGGTTCTTCTGCGACGTCTAACCCGTTATCACGTACAACGAATTTCGCAGCTTTACTTAACGCATCAACAACGTCATACCCGTTTGAGATAAACGCATTTCGAAGCTCAACAACTTCATTGGTTAACTCTTCGTTGTAGCTTTCTGAGTTTGCGTCAAATACTGGGTA